AGCTCAGCTTCTAGTTTAGCATAAGATGCATCACTTAGTGATGGGCTTGCTGCTGAACCGTCGTTGACTGTGTCGTCTGCATAAGCAACGATCAAACCAGTTGCTGATGGTGTACCAATTACAAAGATCTCACCATAGTTCTGAGCGCAACGAACTGCTTTTGATAGGTTGCTGTTAGTGTTTGCTTTGGTAGTAGTGAAATCACCTGCTGTTAAGTCGGCACCGTTGACGATTTTAACAAAACGTAGTTTACGTGTGCTGAACTGTGATGCTGGATCAACAAATTTGAATGCGTTTGCACCTACGCGAGATGCTGTGATTTCTGCACCAGCGTTGTCAAAAATTTGTGCTACTGTTGAAATGTCTGCCATGATAAATTCTCCTTGATCAATGACCTCGCTCAGAGGCCGGCAATATTAGGAATCACCCTGATTCCTATGCAAGTATTTATATTGGATTGAAAAAATCAGCTGAATTAGCAGTTATTCTGAACGGAATGGGGTCCAGCGATCACGTGGTACCAGCTTAGATCCACCTGCTACATAGCCTTCGCCGCCTGGCTTGCCGCCTGTGTGTGCAGATATGTCACCCTTGGCAGCATCTAGTTCTGAGATGACTTCATTTTTAGCTGCCATGATTTCTCGCACCAACTCAAACAAGGTGTCAATGACTCCTGGGTTGGCTTGAACATGTGCTGCGATCTTCTGTGCTTTAGCAGGTGTCTTTTGTAGAAACTGCATGAAAGCTTCTGCACTGAGATTATCCAACTGCTTGGCCTTGCTCTGAGTGTTGACAAAGGTATAGAGTTCACTCTGTAAATAGCCCATGCCTGCCACGGGTGCTAGAAACTTGTTGATAGCCTGTTGATTCTTAGCCAAGGATTCTATGCGTCCTAGATTGTCTGCGTTCACAGCAGGTTGATAGCTGACATAGGTCAAGCCAAACACCACAAGATTGGGGTTGGCATTCAGCATGTCCACACTGTCTAGATCCTCACCAGTTTTGTCTCCCCAGTAGCTGAACTGCTTGTGTGCGGCCACTGCGATCTTGCTCTTGCCTAGCTTCACACCTATATCGCTGACTGCCTTGACTTCGTAGGTGGTTTGGTTGGGAGTGAATGATATGTTGCCATTACCACTTTCGTAGGGTTTGCCAGGGTGAAACAACATGTCACCGTAGACGTATCCTCGGAAATCTTTGGGGGTGCCTGCTTCGAACACAGGCCACAGTGCTGCCATATCACTAGCAAACTTTTCACGCCAGTCCTCGCCTTTGCCGCGACTCATGATAAATGATTTCAATTCATCTGGAGAACTGCTTTTGCCTTCTTCACGTCCCCAGTTGTTCTTGCCTACCATGCGGAATGTGCCATCATCATCACGTCCCCAGTATATGGTAGGATTACCGTCCCACTTGATAGATATCTTGCTTTCGGGTTTGGCTAGGTCTTTAAGTATCTGTATGGCACGCTGAGCACCATTGGTTTCCGTGAACACGAGATCTTCAAGGTGGTTGAACTCTCTGCCAACTTTCTTGGCAGGGGGTGCTTCATCTTCTAATAACAGTTCCCAGAATCTCATTTTACTATTTCTATGAGTTGGCGCATCCAACCTATAGTACCTGGTTGGTAGCTTTCTATTTGATTGGCCTTGGGCAGCTCTATGCCTTGACGACCCAAGGTTTCTCTGGCACCTGCGACTAGTTCTTCATAGTTGGGCAGTTTTTTAATATACGTAAGTATAGCATCCACTGAACGAATGTCCTTGACTGTAGCAGTCTGTCCCAGCAATTCTTTGGCAATTTGATTCCAATCATTGCCGTTGGGCAGCAGTTCATCTGTTTGTGGATTCAATATGCCATGCTTGGGACTGTACTTCATATTCTTGGCTCTGGCTATGGAACTTAGTATGATGTGGCGGTGTTCGCCACGATACTCTCCTCCGCCACTGATCATTGATCCTTGTTGAAATTTGGGATTGGCGGAGAACATGAAGTCTGCCTGTACGAACCCGTTGCCACTATCACCGTTGATAGGCACCTTCCAATGCACGTTGTCGCCGCTTAGTTTGATATTCTCTTTGCCAAACTGTGCAATCAACTTGTCAGCAAATGCTCTTTTGTCTACTTCATTGGCATCCACACTGAGGTCCAGATCGCCCGAACTGTTGCGCTCAAATGTGCCATCTGGATCTTCTTTGCGTCCAGTGGTGCCCAGCCATTTCACTGGCTTCTTGTCGTCTAGATCTTTCTCTTTGGTAAAGTCTAGTCCTGTGATCTTTTCGATGTAGTCCACTGTGCTTTCTACATCTGCAGTGGCAATGCGCTGTGTTAGGGGCTGCTTGTCTGCACCCTTGAACACATTGCCACCTTCTAGTAGTTTACTCTGATTCATTTAACGGTCTCTTGGTTCTTTTGGATTCGGCGATCTTGCGTATGCCCCGTGTGAATTTGGCAGGATCCTGTCCACGTATGGCATTTAACAGTCTACGTTCTAGTTCATCCGCTTGTTCTGCTGTGTAGTGTTTTTTCAACGTTTCCAGCAGATTAATAGCTGAATTGATGATGTTGGTGGCACGACTCTCAAACAGTTCATCCTTATTGCGGATTTCTGCCAGTTCATTTAATTCCTGCAGGATCGATCTTGTTTTTAGTTTCATGTGCCTTTCCTAGTCTAGTATTTACCCTCTACACATCATTTGATATTATACACTGTTTGTTCTATTTAATCAAGATGTAACACTTCTCATGGTAAATACTTAGTAGGAACACTGAGTTCTACACAAACACACAGGAAATAAAATGAAATACCTATCAGAAAAGATGCAGTCTATGCTAGAACGTTTGAGTGAAATGTTTCCAGGTAGCAGCTATCAATCAAGTCTAGATGCATATCTAGCAGACAAAGGCATTACCGATGCCGCACAGTTGGAAAACTATATCCGTCAGTTTAACTATCAAAAGGAAACTTATCTATGAAAACAATCACCAACGCAATTTGGTCATTTTTAGAAGCATTTGGCCAAGCACGTTATGCAGCTAGTCTTGCTCGTCAAGGTCGTATAGCAGAATCTAAAGCTGTGTACAATGGACCAGCGTGATCCAGTAGAAGAAGTTGTCAAACACATACACATTGTGCTACCTATTGTAGGCGCAGTATTGATCTTTATGTTGGCTTTTATTGCCATCACTATGGCTTGACGCTCTACAGCACCCGATAAATATCGACATGCAATTGGTTTATATACACGGTGCCAACGCCACCAGCGAAAGCTTCAATCATATCAGAACTAGACTAGGCAAGGGTCTAGACCTAAACTATGACAGTCGTGACGGATTTGAACACAATCTAGCAGCGATGCAGCAGAGTTTGGCTGGAGTCAAGCAGTGTTTTTTCATAGCGCACAGTCTAGGTGGTATATATGCACTGCATCTCAGCCATCACTTGCCTGCACAGGTATTGGGTGCAGTCACACTAAGCACACCCTATGGCGGTGCTGAAGTAGCAGACTATGCTCAATACTTTTTACCATTCAGTAGGCTCATGCGTGATATTGGTCCCAGCAGCTGGGCCATGCGGGAAGCGGCCAAGATCAAAGTGCAGCATCCCTGGTGCAACGTGGTCACTGTGCAGGGTCGCAGTCCTTTCATAGTTGTGGCCAACGACGGAGTGGTCAGCATTCAAAGCCAGCGGCACCATGCAGACATGGAACTGATTGATGTTGACTATAACCATTATGAAGTGGTGTTGGCAGAACCCGTGATAGAGATCATCCGTGAACGGATAAACAGAATCAGAAAATAGTTGTTTTTTTCTTGTTAAGCATATATAATAAACTAACAGCGAAAAAGAAGTAGCTGCTAGACACAGACATTACACACAGGAGATTATTATGTCAAACGCATTCGAAACACCAAAAGTACCAGAAGTTAAATTCAATAAGAACGGCTACGAAATCCGCACAGACATCTTGGGCATGGCAAAAAGCCTAGTACAAGATGACTTCTATGCCAAGTTCAACGGTTGGGAAATGTCAACTGCCAAAGATCCAGTTACAGGCAAGTTGATTACCACAGTTGGAATGCCAGAGTTTCCAGGTTTAGATAAAGTACTAGAAACCGCCGAAAAGATGTATTCATTTGTTAACAGCGGCGTGAAGAAATAATTTACGCTCATAGAGCATTACATAGTGGTAAAAGAAAAGCAGCCTTCGGGCTGCTTTTTCTTTATCTAACTGTGGCTAATCTAAAGAACCGCAAGATGCAGATGTACATCCACCCTAGATCAAATTCATACCAACGCTGACTGAACTTGGCATTAGCACCATCGGCATGATGATTGTTATGTAGTTCTTCCCCACCAATCCATACCGCCCACGGAATGATGTTGCGGCTGGTATCTTTGGTATCTGTGTTGCGATATCCCCACCAGTGGCTGAGACCATTGACTACACCAGCTGCCCAGAACGGGATCCAGATCATTTGAATACCCCACACTACAAGTCCCCACGGTCCAAAGAGAAAGCAGTCTATGACCAGCATTAAAAGAATACCTGAGCGACTGTGTGCGGAGTAAAGGTTGCGTTCTATCCAATCATTAGGGCAGTCCTTGCTCAAGGAGTCGACCATAGCCGTGTCTTTGCTGGCTGAATGATAAAGCAATGCTCCCCCGAACAGCACACGCCAAATGCCGTAGATCTGAGGGCTATGTGGATCGCCTTCTTGGTCTGAACGTTGATGATGTCGGCGATGTATGGCCACCCATTGACGAGTAACCATGCCTGTTGTGAACCAAAGCCAGGCTCGCATAAAATGGTTAACCACAGGGTGAAATTGTACTGCTCTGTGTGTTTGACTTCTATGCAAATAAAGTGTCACACAGGCTATGGTGATTTGAACCATCACCAGGGCATAGATTATTATGTTCATATTTTACTTATCTGCTTGACAACTGTCCAAAATAATGCTATAATATGTTATGAAACAAAAACTTATACTCACAGACGCAGACGGGGTTTGCCTTGACTGGGAATGGGCATTCTCAGTTTGGATGCAAGAACGCGGTTATACACTCACAGCAGATAATAAAAAAAGCTATTATCTACATCACCACTACAACGAGCTAGAAGAACGAGATTCCAAAAAAGTTATCAAGACTTTCAACGAGTCAGCAGCCATTGGCTTTCTACCTGCGCTACGTGATTCAGCTCACTATGTTAAACTCTTGCACGAAAAACACGGTTATCAATTCCGGGTGATCACAAGCCTAAGTCTAGATAAAAATGCACAAAAACTTCGTGGCAAGAATCTACGCAAGTTATTTGGTAATGCTATAGAGTCAGTGATCTGTTTGGATACTGGTGCAGACAAAGACTCAGCATTGGCACCGTATAAAGATTCAGGCATGTGGTGGATTGAAGACAAGCCTGCAAACGCAGATGTTGGACATGCTATGGGATTAAAAAGCATCCTTATCGAACACGGACACAACATGCATCACACATGCGACTATCCCATAGTCAAGGACTGGAAAGAGATCTACGGTATTATCCTAGGTCGCTGACAAAATCCAACAGCAGTTCGTGATGTCGGCCACCGTGATAGTGTGGCTTCATCCAGCTGTGATATTCGTTGTACCAACTGGGCTGACTCTCTGGATGGCATCCAATTAGCCCTATGTTGTTTTGTATGATAGCCATGGCGTCCCCATTGGCATAGGTAGCCACAGTTTTAAATTTTCCAGCATCGCCCACTAACGCACATCCATCATAAAAGTACATGCGTTCTTGTTGCCCTTGCCATGTAACAGGCACAGCCTTGGCATGTGGTCTACGTGTGTCTGTGCCAGGCCGAGTGATATACTGCACAGCATCTACATCTTTGAGTATGTTAAAGTATTCACTGCCTGCCCAATAGGCGCCCATACAGATTCCAAGATATCGACCGCCGCGATCAACAAACTCACGGACACGGTCTCCGTTCTCACGTAGCAGATATTCAAAGGATGACGCATCCCCAATACCTCCAGGTATGGCTATCATGTCAACATCATCAAAGAAGTCAGCTTCAAGAGGCCAGCGTGTGAATATTTTAAAACTATGGTATGGTTGTAGTGCTTGGAGAATGCCGTTGCCGGACTCTACTGAGCATTTAGGCTGATGCAAGAACAATGCTATCTTCATACAGTCTTTATAAAAGTGCTCACTTAGAACGCCATTCCGGGGCACGACTCCCATAACGCTCTGCCCAGCAGCCGGGCAACCCTGAAGTAACGCTAACGTTCCTAAGGTAGGGTGTTCTTATTCCTGTGCTTTCTCGATGGTATAGTCTGCTTCTGTACTATCTGGATACTTAGTTGTTAACTTGGTAACAATGTCTTGACGATTTTCTCCCTGGATACGAGCAGTTTTGCCTGATGCTGTTTGTGTTACTACATACGTTCCCGGGCCGTCGTTGGCATCAACTTCTGGTTCTGCTTCTGGTTTGGTTTCGCCTGAAGCATAGCTCAAAGGAAATCGTTTTTTCAAATCTGCTACAGCAGCTGGAATATCATAGCCGCCACGGGCCACATCTTCGCTGGCTGTTTTCAGTTCTGCTGCGTTGCTTTGGATGCCTGCGACAATGCGCTTCATCAATCCAGGAAACAGTTCTGAGAACTTTTCGTCTGATCGTATGCTTTGATTGCCGTTGTTGATTTGATTGGTAGGAGCATGTATCTGCCATTTACCGTTGACATCATCTGAATTTTCTTTGTCAAACACGGATATCACAGGACCGTCTGGAGCATAGTTTTTAAACCATCTCTCGCCTGAGCTCGATCCTGTGCAGAAACTGGCTTGGAAACCTGCGGAGTTGTTGAACGTGTAGCAAGACCCGTAGTTCATAGGAACTACAATAAGGAATCTTTCATCATCTACGATGGTGATTTCTTTGCGATCACGCTTGTGTTTTTCGATGACTTCAGCATCTTTGATTTTTCTCAGCTCGTCGCGATAATTACGCTGCTGAATAATAGACTGTATCTGACGCAGATTCTTGAACCTGTTGAAGTCCTGATCTTTTTCTGCTAGTTTGCCACGTATGCTCAGAGCCTTCCAAGCACCTAGAGCATCACCACCTTCACCGTTGATGTCTTCAAAGTCAGCCACACCATTGATATACATACGAGTCAACCATTCATCAAACTTGCCGTCAGTGGAAAGGTTACCATAGTCTGTGCTGCTGAGACTGCTGTCTAGGAGATCACTCCATAGTTTAACTATCTCGTCATCTGAAGGTTTAGGTCCTAGTTTGGCCACACGATCCTTGGGCAGTGTGCCGTCATGTCGCATGGCTATGCTCAACATCTTGACCATCTTGGGGTCTTTGAGTTTGGCTGCTACATTGGCTTCGAGAACTATTTGATTGAGTTTCATCCTGAAATCAAACTCCTTTTAAAGAATGTTAGCACTGTGCTTAGTTTCTTTTGATCGCCGGCTGCAATGTCTTTCATCAGTTGGCTACCGCCTTCAGATCGTTCTGCATTATAGCCGCCACCGCCATAGCCGCTGCGACTAATAGCACCAGTCTGTTCGGGGTAGTGATGACTGGCCGACATCAACACCGCAAGATTGATAGCATTTTTAACGGAGCCGGGTGTGTCAGAATCTGTTTCCAACGATTCAATGGCTTGTTGCAGTTTTTTCACATGTTCTAGTTTCTTGGCAGCTTTGTCAAAGGCATCGTTCTTGATCTGATTGGCGATATGTCCTTTGACGTCTGCGATAGCAGCAGTAATGGCTTTGACCCACAGAGGCTTGAATTTTTTAGTTAGGCTGTCTACACTGACCGCTGACGTATCTTTGCCGGCCTGTTGATCTGAACGTTTCTTTCGTTTGTCATTCACATTAGAAGTATTGTTTCCCACATAGAACTTGTTTAGTTTACCTATTTTTGATTTCAAAAAATCAATGACGTTGCCGCCACGTCCGTCTGCAAAACTATCAACTTCTCCACCTGAGCTGGCAGTGGCTTCATAACTACCGCTGGCAGTGGCACGGATGGCTCCTGTGCCTGTGGTGCCTTTGATCATGACCCAAGCACCTCTTCTAGCGTCTTTGAGTTCACTCCATGATATCTTTTCTACTTGTCGATAATCCTGATCATGTGCAAGGCCCATGTCTGTGTGAAGGAATTTAACCACCTGTTTGCCACCAGGATTGTCTAGTATCAAGTTGAGACTGGTGCTGGCTTCGTTGAGATAACCTTCAAGCAGTTGTGAAAACAATTGATAAGATTCTGTGCGCATTTTTAATTACACCAGCTTTGTTTGGCTTCACCGTAGTATTCACGAGCAAACCCATTGGCAATTAAAGCAGCACGTAGACTCTGTCCATTTAGAATGATGTCGCCCAATACACGACCACCGAATTTATCCCAACCATATAGAATGACCTGTCGCTGTTGACTGGCGTTAATGAGACCTTTAGTGAAAACGGAAGCGGCTTCACCACGTTGCTTTTCTGAGTCGCATTGACCTCTAAATCCTTTTTCCGGAGTATCGACTCCGTAGACTCGTACCGCAAGTTCGGGCTTAAGGGGTGCAGGTAGAAAGGGTGCGGCGATAACAACTGTATCGCCATCCGTTACTCTGATAATTTGTGCGTCATATGTAACGCCTTGGGGTGTTTTTTGTGCAAATGCTACCAGCGGCAGCACCAGTAGTAATAGTAGTAGTTTTCTCATGGGGACCTTTTAAATCTTATAGCTTATTTATTCTCTATCCAGAAGCCCAGTCTATCTCCGGCAGTACTAGGGTACCATGTGGTATTCGGGGGTTGGGGCATGGGATTATCACACCAAACTGGGTGTATTACATCGCTGCTGTGGTTAGAGAAATCGTCGTTCCAACGCAGGTGTACTTCAATGATCTTGTCCCCAATGTATTCCACGTTGATCCACGGTGTCATGCGCCATAATTCACCTAGAATCAGTGGAAATTTGTATGATTCATCAATGCGCTGCCAACGGCTGAATCTGTCCAACCTGTCGGGATTGTCACGGAACCCTTCAACTGTGAGTTCCTGTACGCCATAGTGAAAGTCCACGGAGATGTGACGGCCTTCAAGGCATGCTGACCAAAAATATCCATCTGGTACTGAATTAGAGTCCTGAGAAGTCAGCCATTGTTTGCTGGCACCACGACTCATCATGCGTATGTTGGTTATAGGGCGGACAATGTATGTGGCTGGGTGAGGCACTGGAATCCCTGCTGGTGCTGCTAGAATCCCCTGCTTGCGAGCCACTATGAGTTTGTCGTAGATCCAGAGGTATTCGACGGGACATTGACTCCATATATCTGAATCATTGATGTATTGCATGTTACTCGTAGGTCACTGTGTCGCTGTCACCTAGACGCCATTTGGGATTGGTTTCAACCACCCACTTCTTGGTGGCCACTTTGAAGTCTGGATGCAGCACTTCCTTGGGATTGCTGGCAGCATCAAAGAATATACAGCGATTGTTGGGTTGGGCAGCATACTGTCCGTTGTCTAGCTCAATGAAGTTAAAGCTCTTGTGATCTTCTGGCCACTCTGAATAGGTGGTGTCTATGATGTTCATGTCGGGGGCGGCATTGTCCACAGTGAACAAGTAGTTGCCCTTGTGTAACTGCCGATCTTTAGCATAGAACTCACAGCTGAGATTACGTAGAAATGCTTTCTGGATCACAGCAATGTCATAGCTGAAGCAGTCCCAGATCTGTAGTGTGTCCAAGGCTAGGAACTTGTCTGCTTCTAGATTGTCTGTACGACTCACATAGGCATGCAAGGGCAGTTTGTCATAGAGTGCGCCATAGCGTGGCAAGTAGGCTTCTATGCGAAACGCTTGGCTGCGTAGGCTTTTGATTGAAACCCATATACAAGGCTCATACTCACCGTGCCCACTTTTAAAATCATATAGAAACTCTCTGCGCACAAAGCAATGTATTGGAGGAAGGTTGGCTACTAGGAAGCTCAATGATTAACTCCAAGGACGGCCAGCAACTAATCCACCCACATTGGCATTGTCTGTGACAGCATTGACTGTGTATTTTGTTGGAAGATTATCTATGGTCAGTGTGCTGGTTCTACCGGACAGTGAGCGTTTCTTTCCTGCGATTGCTAATTTTGCTACTTGTCGTTCTTGTTTGCTGCCTGTTTGATTTGTGGTGCATAACACAGTTCCGCCATCTACTAGTCCTAGTTGTGTTAATGTAGTAGAACTATCACCGTAGGTAAGACTGCTTTTACTGAAATCATTCATAGCACTGACTGTGTAGTATTCTGTGGCCAACACTTCGTCAGTGGCAATGGCTGAGATCAACTGATCTATGGTAACAGTTAGGTTAACTGTTACCGTGCCTTTCTTGGTTAAACCAAAATAGTTAATTGTTGCCATTATCACTCCATAGTCAGTTATTTACCGCTTTTCATCTACGGAACAGTTCCTCTAACTATTGATTTTTATCTTGGTGCTTGCCAACCAGCTTGCAACCAATGCCAATAGTGGGGCTTGAATTCCCAAGGTATCAGCGTGGTAGGTGCATGGTCTACAAACACATGTGAAGTGAGATGGTCACACCAAATGCCTTGTGCCTGCAGGCTTTGCGCCAAGCCCTGGCTGTAAGTGGCGTCTATATCGCGTGGACATACGTTTTGACGCACAGCTTGCATATGTGCATCTTGTTGGGTAGAGCCCGACAGCAAGTCATGCACACTGCCCCAATCTCGCCCCTTTAATGTGGTTTTGAGTGCGCGGAGATCTTGTTCCACTTGCACTTGATCACGTATGCGGTAGAGGTGTTGCCCCAGCATGTTGTCAAACCAGATGCTGGCTTGAGGATGTGTTGCTAGTATTTCAAGCAAATGCGCCATGGCATCTTGGCGGTGGTGAGTGATTTGCGTGTTGCTTTTGTGCAGCGCAGGTCCATGGCGCCAATTAAACAAGTGTTGGGCGAGTGGATCTAAGTCGTAGGCATCAATTTGCTTGAACTGGGTAAGCCATGCCGTGGGCATCATCCAACCCGCACTGCTGCCCATCAATAGCAAATGGGTGTGGCGTGGCTGGCAGTGCATTAAAAAGTCAGCAATATGCGCCACTGTGGGTTGCCAACGCTCGCGAGATTGAAAGGCTTGCACATGCCAATTTAGCTTCAGCCCATCGGTACCTCCGGCATCTACCAAGTCTCTCAGTACGGCTATCAATCGCATGAATTCTTGATCGTCTAGTTCAGTCACTAAACGACATCTTTCATCTAGTAATGTCATTGGTCTCCTAAATCTTCTTTGCGGACTCGATTAAACAGATAAGCACATCGAGTTTAACAATATCCATAGTTGGATATTTATAGTGTAAATAGAGTTATGATTAATAAAGTTCCATTCAACGCACTGCTAAAAACACTCAAAGACACGGGCAAATACCGTGTGTTCAATGACATCATCCGCGAAAAGGGCAAGTTCCCTTCAGCCATGTGGTACGGGCCCTACAACATCAAAACCATCACTAACTGGTGCTCCAACGATTACTTGGGCATGGGCCAGCATAAAGTTGTGTTAGATGCCATGCACACCGCTCTAGATCACACAGGCGCAGGTTCAGGAGGTACTAGAAACATTGCTGGTACCAGTCACTATCATGTGGCTCTAGAGCATGAACTAGCCATGTTACACAACAAGGCACGAGCTCTGTTGTTCTCATCAGCCTATGTGGCCAACGAATGGACCTTGATTGCTCTAAGTAAAATCATACCCAACATACATTTTGTATCAGACAGTGAGAACCACAACAGTCTAGTCATCGGCATGGTACACAGCCGAGCTCCTAAGACCGTGTTCCGACACAACGATCTCAATCACCTAGAAGACATACTAACAAGCATACAACTCACAGGCAACGTGCCCTGCATTGTATTCGAATCAGTTTACTCAATGGATGGCGACGTAGGACACATCAAAGAAATCTGCGACCTAGCAGACAAATACGGTGCTATGACCTACATCGATGAAGTACATGCGGTAGGACTCTATGGTCCCCACGGTGGTGGGAAGGTTGAAG